AGAAAAGATGATTCTAAATATAAATTGTATCAAATAATACAAAGTCCTAATGATATAGAGGATTGGGGATCACAAGTTTCTATTGCACCTGATGGACTATCAATAGCAGTGTCTGCACCAAAAACTACAGTCAATACATTGAATCAAGGTGCTGTGTATATTTACAAACAGGTAAACGGTCAGTTTGTATTAGATCTCCAAAACAAACAAGGACAAATTATTACAAGCCCGACTAGCGAATTGTCAGAATTATTTGGATATAAAATTGCTCTTACTGATCAAAATCTTGTAGTTACTAGTTTAAACGGAGATCAAAAGAGACCAACTACATTTGATGTCTTTTCTAAAAAAATAGAAGAATCTATATATGTAAATGACAGTCTGTCAACACGTAATAGCGTCGAAACAACATTTGATCAAAACTTTACGCAATTTGCAAACACAAATATAGACTCGGGAATGGTATATGTCTACGAAGATATACAAGGCTCGTATACTTACAGTGAAAACTTTAAATTTAACAATACAACATATGAATTTGGCAAAAATTTACATGCATCGAACAATCACGTTTACATTGGCATACCATTTTATAGTGATGATCCGTCTAAAGGTATTTTCTTAGATTATAGAAAACCAAAAAATAAGTTTGCATGGAATATATACAAAGAAATTAGACCTCCGGTAGATTTAGATCTAATCGAAGGTGCATTTATATATAACAAAAAAGAAAATAAAATTGTTAGCTATGTAGATTATATTGATCCTATACAAGGTAAAGTTGCAGGAATAGCAGAACAAGATATTACATTTAAGTCATATTATGACCCAGCATATTATAATGTTGGATCTACTAATTCTATTAATGTAAATTCAGACCAAACATGGTTAGATAGTCATGTCGGCCAAGTTTGGTGGGACCTTACCTCGGCTAGATATGTTTATCCTTATCAAGGTTCGATAAATTATCAAAAAAATAATTGGAGTGCATTATCCGAAGGAGCAGAAATAAATGTTTACGAATGGGTAGAATCAGATGTTTTACCTAGCCAATGGGCAGTCGAAGCAGATACTGAAAAAGGTATAGTCAAGAATATATCTGGACAACCTCTCTACGGCGATGCAAAGTATAGTGCAAAATTAAATTACGATCCGTTATCACAAACATTTACAACAAAATATTATTTCTGGGTCAAAGACAATAAAGTTATTCCGTCCCTTGAAAATAGAAATATAAGTGTGTATGATATTTCTCAATTGATTGAAAGACCACGAGAAAACGGATATAGATATATTTCTTTTATTGGTTCTGATAAGATTGTTTTAAATAATTTTGACAAATTAATAAAAAGTAATGATTTAATTTTAAATATAAAATACAAAACTAAGCCTACAATAGATTCTAATCTACATATGCAATATAAATTAATTGCAGATGGTGATTCCACTGCAACTATTCCGACAAATATAGAACGCAAATGGTTTGATAGTTTAATAGGATTTGACTCTAACGCTAGACATGTTCCCGATAGCAATTTACCTACCCCGCAAAAATATGGAATACTTAACAGTCCAAGACAAGGTATGTTTGTTAATCGTACTGAAGCATTGAAACAGTCAATTGAAAGAATTAACGAAGTATTTAATAATAACTTAATAGCCGATGAGTATAATATTAATGAACTTAATAGAATTGACGAACTCCCTTCAATATCGTCGGGCGATTACGATGTATCGATAGATACTTATGAAGAATTACAATATATAAGCACTAACAAACTTATACAAGCAGTTTTAACTCCTATTATTATAAATGGTAGACTAGAAAGAATTCAAATTACTAATCCTGGAAGAGGCTACAAAGTGCCGCCTACAATAGAAATACTAGGACAAGGAAGTGATGCAGAAATAAAATTAGAGATTAATAATTTAGGTAGTGTAACTAATGCTACAATAGTTAATAAAGGTCAAGGTTATGACGACACTACATCATTCTTTGTTAGAAGATTTAGTGTATTAGTCAAGTCAGATAGCACTAGCCAAGATTTTTGGTCAATTTACGGTTATAATGAAACTAGTAAAACTTGGTTTAGGCGCCGATCGCAGTCGTTTGATGTTAGCAGATATTGGAATTATAAAGATTGGTATGCAGAAGGATACAATCAATTTACTAAAATAGATTATGAAATTGATGCTAGTTATGAGCTCCAAGGTTTAAATCCTGAATTTAATTCAATAATAAGAATTAACGATATCGGAAGCAGTGGTTGGCTATTGTTAAAAAGAACTGGAAATAGTGCTAGTGAGGATTATACAATTGATTACGAAACTATTGGCAGACAAAATGGTACTATAAACTTAAAAAGTTCGTTGTATAATACTCAAGAAAATATATCTGGTTATGATAATAGAACATTTGATAATGGAATATACGACAATAACCCTGCCCAAGAGTTACGTATAATTTTAGAGTGCATTAAAAACAATATTTTTATAAATGACCTTGCTATAGAATATAATCAGCTGTTTTTTAGCAGCATACGTTATATTTTGGCTGAACAAATAAATGTTAATTGGGTATTTAAGAGTAGCTTTATAAAAGTAAATCATAAATTAAGCAGCTTGGAACAAGATATTACATTTAATCAAGATAACAAACAATATTTCCAAGATTATATACAAGAAGTAAAACCATATAAGACACAAATTAGAGAATTTATTTCTAGTGTTGATGCTGTAGAGCCAACTAATACTTCAGTAACAGATTTTGATCTATCACCACAATATAATCCTGCAACACAAACTATAGAACCTATCTATACTGATGTAACGGAAGGCGTTGTGCGATCCTTCCGTCCCGATGCTACTTCTGTATATCCAAGAAAGCATTTTATTGATAATTTAGGTTCAGGCATAGAAAAAATTGTAATAAAAGATCCAGGATCTGGATATACTATTCCGCCAAAAGTAATAATTGGTGATGGCACATCTTCTGCACAAGCTCAAGCATATGTAGGATATGGCAAAATTACAGATATAAAAATAATAAATCCTGGAAATAATTTTATTTTACCGCCAACAATAAAGATTGAGGGCTCTCAAGCAGACAATGGCACCGTTGCAACTGCATTTGCAAGACTATCTAAGGGAGTTGTGAGAACTCCAACTGTAAAGATTAAGTTTGATAGAATTGCAAGTGAGTTTTATATAGAAAATCTTTCTGTTACTGAATCAATAACGCCTAGATCGACACAGCTTCGATATGATCTTGAATGGCCTGTGAATTTAGAAAATGATAAATTAAAAATTTATGTAAATTCACAAGAATTACTTAAACGTGAATATGTTATTGAAAACATAGAAAAAACAGATAATCGAGCTACGTTTAAACACGGTAGAATTACATTTATAAACCAATTATCTGACAATGATATTGTAACAGTAGACTATTATAAATCTATAGAATTATTAGATGCAGCAGATAGAATTAATTTTGCATATAATCCCACTAGTTCAATGGCAGGAAAAAAACTTAACCAATTAATGACTGGAGTTGATTATGGAGGCGTCGAAGTTAAGAGCTTTGATTTTGATAGTCCTAGCGGTTGGGATACTCAGCCGTGGTTTACTGATTCATGGGATGCCTACAATAATACTTTTGAAGATGAAGTATTTACAAGTGACGGATCTACTATTGCAGTACAACTAAGTGCTCCTTTAGAAGACGGTATAGTTTATAACTTTTATAAAAATGGTGTAAGAATTGATGCACCTGACTATGTAGAAAGTACTCCAGAAGTTCCAGGATACTCAGCTACTAATCCGTATGCAGAAACAGCAAGTATGACCGGCGATGGACAAACAGATATTATTTACACTCAAAATTTAGGTATAGATTTAAACGACGGCGATGTGTTTATAGTCAGAAAAATTACAAGTGATGGTAGTATTATTGCAGACTTAGCTAGTTATGACACACAGTTACAAGGCGGCGACCTAGCATATACAAAAGCACAAGGTGTAAATGCTGAGGAAATAGTAACAGACGGCGATTTATTTGTATCTACTACCCATGCAAAAACAGAAGAGTTTATCCCAGGATCTGTTTTTGATACACTAGATATTACGGTACATACAAGATCCTCAGGTGGCCAAGGAATCATAAAATGTATTAATAGAGAAGTAGCTAGTACTGGTAGTTTTACACATAATCTTAGTAACACAATTGGTTCTACTAATAGCATAATAGTAAAATATGACGGTCAAATTTTAAATGATACACAATATACCTTAGATTGGGCAGCACAAACTGTTACTATTCCTAACCTATTAGCAAACAAAGCTCTTTCAATAATTGAACAAGATCAAGGATCTTCGTCATTACTAAAAAATACTGGTGAAATTATTGTTAGTCAACCACTATCTCAATTTATTCTAGAGGAAGAATGGAACGAAGATATATCAGTACATGTTACAGTCAACGGAGATCAAATTAAGAATACTTTTTATAGTAATCTTACTCTTACAGAAGACGATAATAGAATTGTAGTTGAATTTGAGGAAACTTTACAACCAAACGATGTTATAAACTATTCTGTATTTTTAGGAAATGCGCAAGTTAATTACAGTCAAGTTGTTATTGATCAGTTTACAGGTAACGGGTCAACTGTAGATTTTGTACTACAAGAAAGTCCGTTTTATGCGTTGCCAACTGAACACAATGTTGTTGTTCAGGTAGGACAAAAGATTCTTAATAGTGGGTATAACATTGAGTATACAATACCTGATAATAATCAAAGAGAATATAAACTGGAATCATTCCAACAACCGCCAGGGTCTCTTTCTGCTACAGGGCTTAAAGTTTTCCTTAATGGTGAAGAAATAATTACTCCCGAACAATGGAGATTAGACATTGCAAACAGTTCTATAATACTAAGTGACGAAGCAGGTACTCCTGGAGATCTTGTTGAGATATATAATATTTCTGAAAGTGAATATAGAATTCTAGGAAAACAAGTTACTTTATCTAATCCGCCCCAAACAGGTGAACTAATTAGTGTTTACCAATACAGTAATCATGATTTATTAGGTATAGAAAAAATCCAACTTGATGTTGTAAAACGTGCACAAATTATTTCAGATCAAGAAACTCGATCTTATTTAAGATTAACAGTTGGCGAAATTGAATTAAGAAAACCAGCAGTAGATGCACAATATGTATGGGTGACGCAGAATGGAACATTACTTACACCTAGTGTTGATTATTATATTACTAATGATAGAAAAAAGGTAAGATTAGTTGAGATACCTACAGACGACGATGTTATAGAAATAATTCATTTTGCAGCAGATGTCGATACTGACGGCTTTAGTTATCGACAGTTTAAAGATATTTTAAATAGGACTCATTTTAAGAGATTAGATGCACATAGTACAGTTTTAGCAAATCAGTTAAACAGCGACGATCTTAGAATAGAAGTAGTAGACGGAAGTGATCTTGCAGAACCAGATAAGGGTAGAAATTTGCCAGGAATTATTTTCATAAATGGTGAGAGGATCGAGTATTTTGTTAAAGAAGACAATTTACTCCGTCAGCTTAGACGAGGTACTCTCGGAACTGGTGTCCCTGCTTTCCATGCAAATAATACGAAAGTTTATAATCAAAACAGAGAAAAAACAATTCCGTATAAAGATACAAACGTAACACAAAATGTTGTAGCTGACGGTATTAATAGTAGTTTTGTAATTAATTTTCCTGTAGATGATCTAAACCAAGTAGAAGTTTTTGTAGGAGGACGTAGGTTAAGAAAATCCTCTATAGAAATATATAATCCTAGCATAGCGCAAAATAGTCCAGCAGGTGACGAAACATTTGCAAAAGAATTTGATGTTATTAATAACACATTAATTTTGCAAGATATTCCTGCAGATCAAGTGACAGTTACAATTGTTAAAAAACAAGGACAAATTTGGAAAAAAGACAACGAACCGCTTGCAGAAGCACAAAATTCTATTGCAAGATTCTTACGTGCAGGAACATATGAGCAACCTGAATAAATACAGTATAGGAAAAACGGATAATATGATGCAAGATAATCACGGAATATTAGTACAGGGTCACATTAAAATATTTGATCCAGATACAAGCGAAATTTATATAGATAAAAGAAATGCTATACATTATGAAAATATGAGTATAGCATTAGCAGAAAGCCTTTCTAATGCTGGAGAAGGATTTATTTACGAAATGAGCTTAGGTAATGGTGGAACCAGCATAGATCCTACAGGTATTATTACGTATCTAACACCCAACAGTACCGGAACTAATGCAAATTTATATAATCAAACATATACTAAAGTAGTAGATGACAGAAGTGTAAATAATTTAGATCCTACTAGAAATAAAATAGAAACTAGACATGTAAGCGGAACAAATTATACCGATATACTTGTAAGCTGTTTGTTAGATTACGGAGAACCTAATGGACAACAAGCATTTGATACTGCTGCATCACAAAACGAATCATATGTTTTTGACGAACTTGGTTTGAAAAGTTATAGTCCAAACGGTACAGGCAGATTGCTAACACATGTTATTTTCCATCCTGTGCAAAAGTCACTTAACCGTTTAATTCAAATTGATTACACCGTAAGAGTGCAGAGTTTAACAGGATAATATAATGCCATATCAAATAGAATATACAGACAGTATTAATAAAGGTTCAATAATAGTTGAAGATGCTACATTAAATACAGAAACTAGTATTACCCTTCCTGGTAGGAATGTTACATCATACGGCCAGGCAGTTTCTGAGAACTTTTTACACTTATTAGAAAATTTTGCAAGTGCTAATGCTCCTGCACGTCCGGTTGAAGGACAACTATGGTATGATACTAGCGACGGTGTTAATCAATTAAAATTGTATGACGGAACAACATGGACTGCTAGTGGCGGTTTAAAAAAATCATCTACACAACCTGAAGTGTCAAATAGTATAGCAGGAGATGTTTGGGTTAATACAGAATCACAACAGCTATATCTTTTTACTGGTGCTGGCTGGGTGTTAGTCGGCCCACAGTTTAGTGATGGATTACTTACTGGCGCAACAAGTGAAGAAATTATAGGCGATGATGATGTTACTTATACAGTATTAATTTTAAAAATTAAAGAACAGCCAGTTATTATATTAAGTGACCAATCATTTGTACCAAAAATAACACTTGTTGGATTTAGAACAGGCATTAAAGCAGGTATGAATATTACAAGTCAATTACTTGTAGGTGAAGAACTTAAATATTATGGTTTATCAGAAAAGGCTGAATCATTAGTAATTGCAGGAAGAAAAGTTCCTGCGAGTAATTTTTTAAGAGCAGATACGCCTACCCAAACAAATTTTGATCTTTCTATAAAAAACAACGAAGGATTACAAATTGGTTCGGGCAATCAATTAAAACTATCTATAGAGAATGAAGCTGCTGTAGTTTCTCAAAGTATTGCTGGATCTAACATAGATTTTAGATTAAAAACGTCAACAGCATTTCCAACATTACTACGTTTAGATAGCGCAGGTTTTGTAGGAGTAAACAACTTAGGACCTGAGGCAGAATTAGATGTCAAAGGCGATATAAAAGTGCGCCCACGAGACGGGTCTCCACAAACAGGCACAATTATCGTAGAAAATAATATACCAAGTAGCGATATTAGCTCTGGCTCAATAGTAACCACAGGTGGTGTTGGAATAGGATTAGACCTAAATGTAGGAGGCAACATAACTATAGGCGGTTCCGTAACAACTGCAGATATTATCCCAGATGGGTCCGGAACGAGAGATATAGGTACTCCGAGTTTAAAATTTGATCAAGTTTACTCAAATAACTTTGTAGGAAATTTGCAAGGTAATGTAAACGGAACAGTTACAGGGAGAGCAGGTAGTGCAGATAGACTTGTAAGTGCTACTACCTTTGCGTTAATAGGCGATGTTGAACCAAGTAGTATTGATTTTGACGGACAAACAGGCGGAACATTGAAACAACTTGATGTAACAATTTCTAATAGTTTTATTTCTAGAAAAGATACAATTTACGATGCTGACAATCAAGACGAGCTTTTGTTAAATAAACGCTCAGGTACTACCGGTGTTTATAAAATATCTAAACGTAATTTACTCAAAACAATACCACTAGTGCCTGCAGGATCTATTATGCCATATGGAGGCATCGAAGCCCCAACAGGATGGCTATTGTGCAATGGCGCCGAAGTATTGAAATCCGATTACACGGAGCTATTCAATTCAATTGGGTTTAATTTTAAAGATGCATCGTTATTATCAGATCAAGGCGTCAATTCTTTTGCATTACCAGACCTGAGAGGACGATTTGCAATGGGTGCAGATAATATGGGAGGCGTATCTGCAGACAGAGTTACTGATATTGCCGCTGATGCGATTGGCGGGAACGCTGG